TGCCACTTGGCTTGAGGAGAAAGACTGGGGTGCGTGGTGTGCTTCCTTCGTCTGCTGGTGCGTTCGTGAGGCAATGAGGTCGGCAGGCGTCAAGGAGACCGCTGGTTTCAAGCGCCCCCGCACTGCGGGTGCTTTCGACTTCGAGCGGTGGTCTCTCGCCCAAGACGCCACCACCGCAACCCGTAAACCGGCTGGTAAAGACATCCAGCGTGGCGACCTCGTCATCTTTTCCTTCTCCCACATCGGCATCGCTCTCGGGCCTCCCGACAAGCAGGGCATGCTTCAAACCGTGGATGGAAACTCGAACGCTCGCGGTAGCAGAACCGGAGGAATGGTCTGCACCGTTACCCGCAATATATCTCTTGTCCGCTCCCGTATTCGTTTCACCATCTGACCATTATGGCCGCCACCGATCTCTATCTCATCCGCAAAAACCAGCAGTGGGTCAAGTTCTCCGCTGTTCTGGATCTCGCCGTTACTGGCCAAACCACCGCCTACGGGTCTATCACAGGGGTCGCTGGCACGGACGTTGTGACCATCCCCGGACTCACCGCCATCGACGGCATGGGTGTTACGCTCACGAGCCTCACGGGAGGCGCTGGGCTGAGCACGGGCGTCAAATACTACCTCGTCAACTCCTCTGGTTCCACAGCCCAACTGGCGACGAGCCAGGGCGGCACGCCTGAGAACTTCACAACGAACATCACAGCCGGGACGCTCTTGGTGTCAATAGACGAGATACTGGTGTGGAGCGGCGAATACCGCGACATCTTTGCTTCAGCCGCCACTATCGCCGCAAGCTCGGTAGCGGGGAACATAAGTTCACCATGCACTTACAGTGCCCCAGGAATGATTAGCTCTGCGGCGTTCGTGACAACCGCGACAATCGTACCGACTACTTCTACCACAAACACTTTCACCCCCACCGCCGCCGCTTCTCAAAGCGATGAAACCGCGCACGAACCTCTTCGTCAAACGGCCCTCAAGCGCACCTGTTGGAAATTCGACTACGGCGCGGCAGCTACTCCGAGGTACGGGTATGCTTTCGTCATGGATGGCGACATCATTGCTAACAACCCACCGGAAACCGTGTAATGCCGCCTCCCGCCAGAGCACCGCAGCAGCCGGTAGGAGATTACTTCAATCTCCTGCCGACACCCAACCCGAGCGAAGTCATGTTTCGGGTCAAGCAGCCTGGAGCCATCTTCAAGTCCACGCAGATGCCTGCCCTCGGCACGCCTTTTAATCAGTGTGACATTCTTTCGGTGAAATCAGCAGTGCAGCTTCAGGGTTACGGCAGCTACGTCTATGTCATGTGCCGACGAGACAAAGAGAACATGTGGTTCTACTTCGGCAAGAGTCGCACGCAAGCAGAGCGGGACACTCCCTTCCGCACTTACTACACCAAGCAAAACCATCCGTGGGACGCCGTGCTCGAAGACGTGTACCCCGTCCGAAGTGTAAAACCCACAACGGACATTCTCAGCGACAACACCAAGATCCCCACTGTGGAGCCGGTGTACCAGATCCGGTACAAATACCGTCCGGCTGTCACCGTGAACAGTTTAGTTCGTGTTGACCTCTACCTCTCCGAAGTGCCGTGGGATCAGGCAAAGTTTCGTCATGAGCAGCCCATCCCCACCGACGTTCAAGGCAGTTTCGGCGGGCTAGATGTCAGCTTTCCTCGTTGCCTGCACGGGACCGTGACTTTCCCCGAAGCGTTGGCAGGGGCGCAGGTGGTGTCGGGTGTGGGCATGGTGAACCCGCCACCGGGGCGTAACCCCTCGAAAATGGTCTTCCCCGCCACCAACTTCACCGACTGGCAACCCTACGTCCTTGACGACGAGCAGGAGCCTGTGGACGGGATGTACCTGCGCCAAAAGAAAACCATCCTTCCGCCAACCCAGCCCGAGACGGTAATAACATGATCACGACTCCTCAAGGCAACTTTGAGTCAGACAGTCCTTTCCAACGTCGATCTCAGACGGTGGGGATGCCTGACACTCGCGTCCTTCAAGGCAGCACAACGGTTCTCGGGCGGAATGAGTCACCGAAAGTGACGGCGCAAAACGTGACCGGGCTTCAAGGACCGACCGGGCCTCAAGGGCCGACCGGGACACAAGGACCGACCGGTCCGGGCGGGTCTCAAGGGCCGACCGGGCTTCAAGGACCGAGCGGGGCTTCAGGGCCGAGCGGGCCTCAAGGTCCGACCGGGACTCAAGGACCGACCGGTCCGGGCGGGTCTCAAGGGCCGACCGGCCCAAAGGGTAGCTTTGTCGAGACCCCCGCAGGAGTTTTTGAGCTTGCCTGCGCAGAAGGCACCCGCCCATACTTCTTTCACGTTCGCGAAGTGTCGGAGGCGGTGCCAGTGGAGTTCATGCACACCATCTCAGGGGAGCTTATCCGCTTCCTCTCACATGACGGCAAGCATGAACTGTGTTTGGGTGTTCGCCGAGAGTTTCCTGACTGGTTTATGCCAAGGTCTAACCACAACCAGCTAGCCCACTCAGTCAAGTTTTGGAATCAAGAATACCTACCCCCAAGCCAACGAGGACCGACATGACCACTTCAACAGGAGACAACGAAAACCCCTACACCGTAGCCATAGTAGCCATGGGGCCGAGTCATCGGGAGTACCTCGACAACTGCTTATCAAAGTCGTCGAGGCGTCAAGTGGCCGATGAGACGTGGGCGATCAACGCCATGGGGGGAGTCATCCAGCACGACAGGCTCATCTGCATGGACGCGTTGCCGTACTTTGCGAAAGCCGCCCGGTCAGAGAATCCCGCGCTTGTTGGATACGGCGATTGGCTCTCCAAGCACCCCGGACCCATCTACGCGCAGCGCGTGTACGAGGGGTTCCCCGGCTCGGTGGAGTACCCTTTGCGGGAAGTCTTGAAGGATTGTGGGTATGCTTATTTTAACAGCACCGTCGCCTATGCGGTCGGCCTTGCCCTTCTGATGCGAGTCAAGCATCTGAAACTCTACGGTTGCGACTTCACTGCGGGGCAGCATGCGGACGGTCAGACTGGCAGAGCTTGCGTCGAATACTGGCTGGCGGTGGCTTGCGGGAGGGGCATGAAAGTTACTATCGCCTCCACCTCCACCCTCTGCGACCAAAAGGCGGGGAGACCGTTATACGGCTACTCATTCCCACCAAATTCAGATAGACTCTGACGCAGAAACCCTTATTCTGGAAACATCCTTTACTCTGACACACTTTTATGGCCTCTGAAGCATTCCTACGTCGTAATCCCCGCTACCGCGAGGCGGAATGGAAGTCTCGCGGTCCGCGTGAAAAAAAGCCTGAGCCGGGCAGCAATCTCGACACGTTTCATCTTCAGAATCAAGGTTACTCCCGTGACGAGGCGAAGTATGCGGCAGCCGATCTGAGGGCGCGAGGAACGCGAACCGGGTTTGGCGGCAAGGGAGTAGAACCCAACCGCAACCTATCTCCTCGGGAGCGTCGCCAACTGGGTCTGGATCGTCGTCCCGGAGAAACCCGCACCCCCTCTGGACCGACAGACGACCAGCGTAAATGGGCGCGGAGTTTCCGTGAGAGTCGGAGGCCGATCACCACATCCACGAAACCTACATTGCCGCCCACGGGCATATCCGCCGTGGACATGCTAACACCTCAAGTCTCCACTGCCACTCGCGGTCCCGCACCTGCGATGAACTTCTCCCGTTCGGCACTCGTCGAAGGTGCCAAGCAGACCGGCGATTTCAAAAAAATCCGTGAAGGCTTCAACACTCAGTCTAAGCAGGCAGGAACCGGCATGCGGATGAACGACCTTGGGGTCGCGACACCCATCTCCAAAACCAAAGTAGGCTCTGACGGACTGACGCCCTACGCCCGCGAAAAGTTTGGGCCTGCGGTTGAGGACATTCGTGCTCGCCGCGACTTCGCCACCGGCAAGTCCACGACCACTTCGGGCACAACAGGTCTGTCCTCCGGCATCAATGGCCCGGACGCCGACGAGATGACTCCTGACACCGGAGGTGGCAGACCCATGCAGGCCTCAAACTTCCGCCGCGAAATATCCAGCAAGTATGGCAGCGGCTCAAACGTCACACGCACTCCCGGTCAGGCCGGTGGCACCATGACCGACCCTCTCACCGGCAAACCTGTTTCTATGACAGGCGCTCTTGCCGACCAATCGGCGGTGCAGAAGACCAAGGAGCCGGGTAGCACTTCGGGCGACGACTACTACGACCCAAAGAAACTCCGTCAGAGCATGCAGAATCGAAAGGGGAGGGTGTAAATGGACACCCGCCTCACACTCGCCGACGTTCGCCCGATTTTGGGGCCGATGATCAACTCGTCGGACCTGAATGACCCGTTGATCCTGCAAAGAATCAACGAGGGCGAGGAACGGCTCATCAACAGTGGTAAGTGGAAGGGCTGCATTGTCACCCTTCGGTTCGAGTCCTCCTCCGGGTTCGTCACGATGCCTTATAACTTTGCCGCTGCTTTGGCGTTGACGTATGACCGCTACCCTTTTCCCATCTTCACGCAGTTCCACCAGTACGTCGAAGAAGGTCCGGGCAAGATGGACGAGGCGCTCAACTGGCCCGGCATCCTCATCGACCTCGGCGACGGGTATTGCACACAAGCCGACATCCCGGCTGCGGGAGTCGTCCGCATCTACTCCTCGGCGCTCGACAACGGTGACGTGGTGCGTGTGTATGGAAACCTCAACGGTGTCACGGTGTATGATTCGAGCGGCAATGAAGGCGAAGCGGTGACGCTCGCCGCCCCGTTCGTCGCTACCACCAACCAGTTCACCGAGATCACCGGCTTCACCAAACCGCTCACCACGGCACGGGTGTATGCCAAAAGTTGGGACGGTGTCACTGAGACGTTGGTGGGAACCTACCAGCCGAACGAAACGAGGCCGTGCTATCGTCGCTACCAGACCGGAGTGGCGGAGAAAGAAATCCGTCTCATCTGCCATCGCCGGTTCATCCCCACGGTTGCTGAGACCGACTGGATCATTCCCGGCAACATCTCTGCTTTGCGAGCGATCATACAGTCACTCCTCTTTGAGGATGCTTCCGACATGGACGCTGCCGACGCCTCATTTGCCAGAGCCATCAGTTTCCTCAACGACGAGGCCAAGACTTTCCGTGGAGGCGGTCGCGCCACTCTCAACACCAACCCGACTCCGTGGACAGCCACACTGAGCCAAAACGTGACCTGACATGGCAGACGCACTCACCAGATTTGGTCTCTCCCGCCGCCCCGCCAGCGAGTTGTTCGGAGAAGCCCCACGTCCGAAGCGCTCCTTCGCGTTCGACATGCTTGGCACTCCAGATGTGTCTGCTCCGGGGTGGGGCATGGCTGCCCGTCGCGGTGTGGAAGAGCATCAAGCAGCCCTCGACGAGGAAGCGGCTATCGCGGAAGAACGGGCGTCACTGGAAGACAGGCGCATGGCTGCCGAGCGGCAGCGCGAAGCCGAGAGAGTGGCAGACAAGTTCACGACCATCCGCAATCCGAGCGCCCGTGAGAAGTTCTTCGACGAGAACGAAGCCGCCATGGCTGGGTCGAAGCGTTACAACCAACTCGCCGAAATCCGTCAGCGCCAACCGAGCTTCGCCGACAACGTCCTTGCCAAAAACCTCGCCAACAAGATCGACGACCCCGATGAGCGGAACGTGTTTCTTGGGGCGGTGGCAAAAGGGGCGGGCACGCTTGCCGCTCGTGAGGAGGCGGACCGTTTTAGGATTCGCCGCCAACAGGCAGCACGTCTTGGTGAGGCTGGCTACAGCCCCGACGAGGCAGACGAGATTCTGGCGAAGGGGGTCGATGAGGCCCGCGTCAACTATGCCATCGCGCAGCGGAAGAACGAATCGTCGTTCTCGAAAGACCCACAAGCCCGAGCATTGGAAAGTTACTACCGCGTCGTGAAAGACCGTGCCCGAGCGGAGGAAAACAGGAACGGCAGCGTTTCTGATGAGACAGAGGCAGAGATTCTCCGCGTTTCGTCCCTGCTTGGAAGCAAGTACAAGATGATCGCCGAGCCTCCTGTTGCGGGCGCTCCGGCAGCCGCCACAGGGTCAGAAACGCCAGAGCAAAAGTTGAGAAAGAAATACAACATCGAATAATCCCATGGCTACCAGCACTGTCACTGATTGGGATGAAATCGAAGCAGACCCAGACTTCTCTTCACTGCCGAAAGAGAGCCGCGCAAAACTGTTCGACGACTGGGAGAAGAAGTTCAGTAGGACTTTGTTGGAAGGTGCCGACCTCGACAAGGTCAAGCCCGAAGGGTTGAACCGCCTCGCCGCTACTAACGCTATCCGCCGCCGCAAACTGTCTGGTGAAGATGTGAGCGACCCCAACACCGCAGTGAAATCGTGGAGTGAGCAAAAGCAGGCGGAAGCCAAGCTCGCCCAGCAAACGCTCAAAGATTACGCCGAGGTCGAGGACAAGAAGTTTCGTTTGCGTGATGCGCAAATAATGCCCGGCGTGGATGAGTTTGGCCAGGCATCTCCAGAGTGGGACAGGGGCGTGCAAGAGGCTTCCAAAAACCTCAAAGCCGCAGAGTCCAAGTTTACGCCTGAAGCCAGAGCACAGGCACAGGCTGCGAGCGAAGCCCTTAAAGGGAAGCGCAAGATCGCGACGTTGAACGGCAACATCTACACCGACCCCGCGCTGGTGCTCAACAAGGAGGAGTTTCGTCAGCAGGTGCTCGACAGCGATGCGCCCCCCGAAGCCAAGGCGTTGAAGTTGGCCTCGTTTCAGAACGAGAAGAAACGGTACTTGGACGAAGCGATCAACACGCTCACCAAAGGCGATCCGCAGATTCCTCTCGCAGAGTCGTTCCCCAAGTTCCTCGAATCCAAAGGGTTCAATCTTGATCAGGAGATGGCGAAACAGTCCGAAGGAAAACTAGACTACTCTCCCATCCAGAAGCAGCGCGAACTTGCGCAGGAGTACCTGACCAAGATGCAGGACCGTGGTTGGTTCCGCAAGATCGGCAGCGCCATCTCCACAGGTGTTGCAACCGGCATGCTCGACATCGGCACGCAAGCGGTTGGCACGGCGGCTATGCTGACCGGCGACGAGGAAACCTCGAAGGTAGCCGCAGAACTTTCACGCGCAAGCGGCGACATCGGCGCGGCACAAGGGCTTGAAGGTGACATGCAGGCCACGGGCGGCACGTTCGCCGGAGGACTCGCACGCCTCGGCACCAACATGGCTCCCATGCTGCTTCCTGGTGGCGCTGTCGGAGGGATTGCCCGGATGGCCGGTGCAGGTGCCGGAGCAGCTACCGCCGCAGCCGTGGGTGCCTCCGCACTTACCGCTGGAGCACAGACCGCAGGCTCGCAGTTTGGCGAAGTATATGACCATCTCAGGCAGCAGGGCAAGACGCATGAGCAGGCGTTCGGCGTGTCACGCAATGCGGCGGTGCTTTCCGGTGCCGTGACGACCGCGCTTACCGCTTTGGGTGGTGCCACAGGTGTTGAATCTCTGCTGCGGCAGGGCGGCAAAGACTTGGTCAAGAGCCGACTCGTGGCCGCGATGAAAGCGGTGCCGGGTGGGGCGGCTGCTGAAATTGCTGAAGAACTCCCCGACGAGTATGTCAGCCAGTTGGTGTCTGCCTTCGCTAAAGACCCGAACGCTTCGCCGAGCCAAGTCACTGACGAGTTCGCCGCCAACGCGCCAGACCTGATCCTGCAAATCGCCGCCCTCGGTGGCGCTGGCTCTGGAGTAAGCAGGTTCAAGGAGACGACCACCGACCCAACCAAAGCAGGGCAACCTACCCCCGACACCGACTTTGCCCAGCGTGCCGCGATGGAGGGTGCCACGGAATACCGTGCTCCCGAAGAAGCGGCTGCCCGTGCGGACATGCGTGCCGCTGCCGAGGAGGAGGTCAAGAAGGGCATCCCCGTCGAAGTGGAAGGCGTCACCATCGCCACCATCCCCCCGGAGTCGGACATGACGCCGGAAGACGTGCTCGACTTTGCCAACAGTCCCGAGGACATGGCAATGCTGGCTCGTAACAAGATAATCACGTTGCCCGAGGTGGTCGCTCCAATCGAGGGTGTTGATCCTGCGATCACCGAGGAGATGAACGCTCGGTTTGCGACAGGCAAAGCAACCGGCTTGGCAGACCAAACCATAGTTGCCTTGGAGTCCGCACAGGAAAAAGCGTCCCGCGATGAAGAAACCCGCTTAGAGCAGATGAAAGCGCAGGAGGAATTTGCGGCTGCAAAAGAGACCGAGGCTCGTCGCCAAGCTGCTGAGACCCTCGGCGTCACACCGCCCCCAGCCCCGACGCTGGAAACCCCCGAAGGCGCGGCACGCAACGCCGACATGCTCCGTCAAGCTGCCGCCCGTGCGGCAGGCACCGAGCGTGGTCCGCGCATCGGCTTTCTCCAACCATCCCCAGCCGTTACCACTGCAACAGAAACCCCCAGCAGCACGGCTAATGCTGCTGGGGGTAGCCAGGGTGTTCAGTCTGAATCGGCAGGAGGGTCATATCCTACCGTTACCGAAGATATAGTATCTACATCTGATACACCGTCAACCCCAGTCTCTCCGCAAGGAGAAGCGCCGACGACCGCTACCGAAGGCCAGCCCATGCCGGGAGGCAGCAGCGAGTGGTCTCCCACCCCCGGCCAACCGGCTACCGCCAATATCAACGGCCAGAAGGTCGTCGGCACGGTAGGTCCGTCCACGGGCAAAGGTTTGGTGAGCTTCCAGTACGAATGGAACGGCCAGACTCAGAAGGCGACCGTTCGCCCTGATCGCCTTTCCAGCCCGGTTGCCTCACTCACTGATCCACCGCGATACCAATACACGCAGGAGCAGAACACGCGAAAGATGGCGAAACACTTCCCATCGGCTCCCGGTGTTCACGCCAACCACGACTTCCGCAAATCGTTCGCCTCCATGGCAAAGGACACGTCGCTCTCACGCATCTACCGGCAGATCGCCCGCGTGATGTCTGAGATGCCTGCTTTCGCTAACATGGATCTTCACGTCGTCGCCGACGAGAACACGCGCTACGCAGGCGAGTATTCCCACAGCAACGGCAAGTCAGCCATCGCGGTCAACCTGCGGCAGGTCGGACGCGGCATGGTCGATGCCCTCGGCACCATCCTGCATGAGGCGCTTCACCACGTCACATTGGCGAAGGTGCGCGATCCTCAAGGTGCTTGGGAGAACGAGGTCTTTAACAAGCTCGACACCATCCGCGAGAAGGTGTTGGAGTATGCCAAGGAAAAAGGTCTATACGATAGGCTGGACTACGAGCTTGACACTGTGGAGGAGTTCATCTCTGCCCTCACCAATCCCAACTTCCAGAACTTCCTCGCCTCGATCCCCGACAGTTTCTCGACTGGTGTGTCTGTGGGCAAGTTCCGCTCGGCGCTCTCCGAAGTGTTCCGCCTCATTGCCGAGTGGATCAAAGGCGAGCCGGTTGCTAGGGGCAGCACGATGGAGCAGTACTTTACGACCGTGCTTGCGACGTTCGAGACTCCGTTCCGCGCCGTCGAGACAGGCAAGCTGGAAGCGTTGAACGCGGTGCAGAGCAAGCCTGCCGGATACCGCTCACCTACCGACATGCTCGCGGAGGCAGCGCGGAAGGCCAAAGGCGAAACCGTGGGAACCAAGCCGCAGGGACTCGCCAGCATGTTCAACCCGCAGGCCAAACGTCCGGCCACCGGGGAGCGCAAGTTGCTGGACATGCCAACCCGCAGCGTCCTGACAGACGCCTACCGTGAAGCCGTGCGTGGCTCAAGCACGCAGATGGCTCCGCTCTCCAGCGTCTATGCGCAGGCCCGGCTGCTTCAGCCCGGACTCACGCCCGAGGCGTTCTTGGCACAGGTGCAGGAAGGCTACGACAACGGCACCCTGCTACTCGAAGGCGCGGGCAGCCAGCAAGAAGCCGCACAGTCCAGCATATCGTTGCCAGGAACGCCCGTGGGGACGGCTGTGCGGATGATGCCAGCACCGCAGGGGACGTTGAAGAGTAAGGCCGACGACGGCGAACCGCCTACCATCGACATCGGCGGCGAAGCAGAACCTGCGGACGGGCCTGAGTTTGCCTTCACTCGCGCTCGCTTCGCCCCGCCGAAACCGGAGGACCAAATGTATCAAGTCCATTCGGACGAGGAAGCTACCAAGAAAGCCTTTGCCTGGATCAACGCCGTTGGCCCACTCCGGGCTGCCGACCTGCTGATGGCAGACCGTGCGCCGAGCGACATGGACCTCAACGTGAAGAACATCGTCATGGGTGGTCTGCTCAAAGGTTTCACAGAGATTTCGATAGACCCCAACGCCAGCGAGGACGAGAAAACGGTCGCACGCGCCACCAATCAACGGCTTGGGAAGTATCGAGTACGGATGAACCAAGACGCCGCCCGTGGCATGCGTCAGATTGGAGTGCAGAACGGTGCAGTGCTTCAACCCATCGCCCCTATTCTTGCGGCGGAAGAGGTGCTCGCAGATCGCGGAGAGAAGATTCTGAAGGATCAGTTCGAGGGAGGATCGGAAGGTGCGGCTCCGCGAGTAGCCGGTGCTGCCGAGACGGCCACTGCTGAAGCCGACGAACGATTGGAGAACATCATCCGTCGGTTGATGGGCAGCTTGAGTCCAAAGCAAACTGCTGTTGGTGCGCTCGCCCGTATGTTCCGTGGTAAGGGACAGCGTGACCAGATCATCGACGAAGTAGCCAAAGCCTTGATGCTCAAAGCCCGTGGCAACGTGGTCGCTCCCGAACGGAAGACCGCGCTTGCCAATTTGGTGAGCAGCCTTAAAAGCACTCTCGCAGCCAGTGTGAAGGGTGAGAAGAAGCCCGCGCCCGAGCGCACGCTGCAAGACCTGCTGACCAGCGCATTCGTCAATCAGGTGTCTGAGGGTCCGGCGTTTGAATCAGCGTGGAAAGAGGGTCGTCAAAAAGTGCTCGACATGCTGATTGATATGGAGTTGGACAAAACTTTCCATCCAGCCCAAAAGCGTCTGGCCGATCTTCGTGCCAAACTCACCTATTTGGAGGCTGGAAGTGCCGAACAGCAGGAAGCCAGTGCCGCAGAACGCGCTCAACTCGCCGACCAGATCAAGGTTGCCAAGGTGGAAACGAAAGCCGCTATGGATGCGGTCAAGGCAATGACGCCTCAACTCGAAGCGCAGCGCGATGCGTTGATGCCCGCCGCTCCAACGGTGGCGTTTGACCCCGTGTCTTCCCGTGAAGCGATTGGCCGTGCATTTGAGAAGGCAGGTTACACCGCCGACTTGGCAACGGGTCTGGACAAGTCCGGCAAACGCACTCTCAGCATCAAAGACGCGCTGCTCAACCGTCAACGCGCCGCTGACGCCGTGATAAAAGTGTTCGACGCGGAGATGCAAGTCCCGGACGCCGCGACTCAAAACGATTGGCCGCAAGCCCGCGCCCTTGCACTCAAGGCGGTCAACGAGACTCTCGACTCGTGGCAGGCGCAGACAGACGCCGACAAAGTGGCGAAGCTAGAAGCCGCCAAGCAGAGTCTTCTCAGCGAGGACTCCAAAGCTCTTGAGAAGCTGGTTAACTCCATCCGCAATAGAATCCTCCCCGACTCAGATTGGTCTGACATTCTCTACGACCTGCCGCGCACACAGGCGGAACGTCTTGCCGCCATCAAGGACCGTGTCGCCAAACATGAGGCACTGAAGAACCTCACCCCGGATGAGTCGAAAAAGTTGGCGGAGAGCATCGACAAACTGTGGCAGCGCGAAAGACTCAAAGCGTTCCAAGACGAACTCTTCAAAGCTGGCGTCCTGAAAGCCAAGACCACCAAGGCTGTTGCGAACGTGGCGTCTGCTGCTCCCGAGCTTCTCCGACTCATGAACCTGGGAGTGTTCAACTCCAGCACTTTCCGCGAAGCGATCTCCAAACGGTTCGGCTTGAAGCTCCTGACCGGCGTTCAGGCCGATGCTTTGCGCAAGCTGGCAGCCGAAGCGTGGGGCAGTCCCCAAGGCGTCCTGCGCAATCAGAAACTCGGCCAATTGGTTGAAGGCATCCAGCACGCCACTGGTGCGAACTGGGCAGACGTGATGAACTCCTACTGGATCGCCAGTGTTCTTAGCGGTTTGCGCACTCACTTCGACACCTGGGGAGGTGTCGTGAATGGTCTCGGCACCAACCTCATTCAAGCAGGAGTCCAACTGTCGAAGGGCAGAGGGGTTGCCGCTTTCGACATCCAGGCTCAATGGTGGAAAGGATTGTTCACCGGACTCAATGAAGCCCTGTATCTCCTGCGCACCGGAGACCCCTCATTCACCAAGCGTTTTGAGGCCGATCTTATCGACGCTCTGAATGGCGAGAAGACCGCGCACCCCATTGCCATCGGCGAGAAGATGTGGAAAAGCGGCAGCCTGCTCCAGAAGATTCCCGGCGCTCTGATGATGGTGGTCGGTCGTAGCATGGTCGCCGCCGACCACGTGAACAACACCGCCACCACGCAGGGAGCGATGGCCGTGGCTCGGGCGATGAATCCTGAGCTTTATGAAGGCAAGACATCTTGGACTCAGAAGGAGATCGCCGACGCTCGCAAGCAGGCGATTGCCGAGGCCACGGCAGGAGCGGAACCCGCGACCAAATTTGAACGCATGCTGGTCGCCAAGCGCACTCGCGAAATTCTTAACGCCGGGCTGACCGAGGCAGACCAGATGGCTGCTTCTGAAGTAGGAGACATCGCCGCATTCCAGAACGATCCGACGGGGTTGTTTGGCGGACTCTACCATGCGGTTAAGTCAGGCTTGTCTTCCGCAGTCCGCAGTCTGGACCAAGTTGCACAAGATGAGGAAGCTGCCAAGATCACGCGAGCGTTCGCCGCAGTGACGGCAGGCAGCGTCCACGCCCTCACCGGCACGAGGTTCATGCGCTTCGGCTTCAACCTCGGCAACGAGTTCATGCGCTACATGCCCGGCTCGTGGCTGCTGAACAAAGGCACCAACATCCTCGGCAGCAAACTCAGCCCGATGCAGCAGGATATGCTGATTGGTAAGAACGTGGTCGGGGGCATTCTGCTTGCCACTCTCTATTCTCTGTTTGGAGACGACGACGAATCCGAGGACGGCAAGTGGCACATGGAAGGTCCGTGGAACGATCTCAGTCTCGGTGAGCAGTCTTCCCGCCTGAGCGCGGGATTGGCGAAGAACTCCTTTTGGCGCAGGAAAGACGGCAAGATTGAGCGCATCAGCTATGCACAATGGCCGACTGCCGGACTTCTAGCCGCTGTGGGAAGCATGCTCGACGAGAAACGCTACAAGCCTGAAGACTGGAATCAGCGCGGAGTAGCGGGACACATTCTTCAAGGCGCTGTCACTGGGCTGTTTCAAGTCCAAGATGCTGCCGCCATGCAGCAGGTTGCCGAACTTTTCAGCACCTCGTCCTCGTACGGGGCGGCACAAGGGATGCCGGAGAAAGTCATTAAAATGGGTACGAACTACCTTGGGGGTCTGGTACCCACATCCGTCAAAGATTTGGACAAGTGGCAAGACCCACGCAATTTCCGGGCAGACGGCGTCTGGGAAAAGCTCGTCCGCGAGATGCCTGTCGCACGTCGATTTGTCAACGATGGGCGTCCGCAGTTCAACCGCATCGGTCAAGATGTCCGACTCCACCGCGAGCCTTACAGCCGTCTCTACACAACTGACGAAGCAGACAAGGCGACTGTGGCCTACGGGCAGTTACTCGCGAGGGGTATCGACTTTCCTACACCGAGCACCAAACGTCAGATCATCAAGGACGGCAAGAAGGTGCCTATGGACACCCTCGGCAAAGGAGTTACTTACGACTTCGAGAAAGCGGTCGCTCTCAGCTATGGCAAGTTCTTGCAGGAGAACGGCGAGCGGATCACAGGAATGTCCACCAAGGCGCTCGACAAACTGATTCGTGATCGGGCCACGCGCATCCTCGACATCGAGACCCGCAAGGTTCAAGCGAAAGTCAACAACCCATGAAACGCCCCTTCAACGAAACTGTGGTCCCGCCTGGAGGTGGCTGGAAATACACCGACCCCGTCACCGGAGTTCCCGTGTCGTCCAACTCCCTGACCGTCATGCTCCAGCAGGTGAAGGCGCAGCGCGTTGCCAATGGTGTCGAGGTCGGGAGTGGCTGGGAGCATGTGGTGCTCGACGAGATGTGCGAGCAGAACCCCGGCTTCCGGTGCATCGAGGCTGGAGCGCCCGAGATCCACATGACGGGGGACGACGTGAAGCGGTTCCTGCTCACACTTCAAGAGCTGTACGGCAATGAGTTGGTCAGTGACGAAGAGCATCGCCGCCGCGCCGACATCTGCCTGTCATGCCCCAAGATGGCTGACGTTGCCTGCACGTTCCCGTGCGGTTGGGTGAGCAAGAAGTTGACCGAGATGCTCGGTGGTCGGAAGATTCACCGGCCTGCGGAGCTATATAAAAAGGGGTGCAGTGCTTGCGGCTGCGACGTGTCGAGCAAAACATACTACCCCCTCGACGTGCTCAAATCTGTGGACGTGAAGCTGGGGAAGCAGCCGGACTACTGGGAGAATTGCTGGATGCGGGAGTGATCCTCTTCTGGATCAAGAACTGCCGTTGCTCCGAGTCGTCACATAGCTGGGCCAGCAGGTTCTTGGTGCCTTCGGTGGCTTTCGGCATCTCCGACACGAGGACGGCGCACAGGTTCTTCTCACCTGACAGGAGATCAGCAAACAGCTTTTCCGGGGAGTGCTCGTTCGGGTGGAACGCGGCTTTCGTGGCAGCGTCCATCCCCAGCTTGGCGAGGTCCATCTTGCTGCCGAGACCAACAGCCCGTTCAACCACCGAATCGTAGGCCGCGTCGTAGGCTTCGTAAAACTTCCCGAACGTCTTGTGGTCGGCGAAGAACGTCGGCCCTTGCGTGTCGTGATGGGCGCGTTGGGCAAACAGACGCAGGGTGAGCAGTTGGAGGGCGGCGAGGTCCATGGTGGCGGATTGTAGTGGAGCCGGGGTGATGGGTCAACCCTTTGCAAGTGTCATGGAAGGTGCAGCCAAACCCAGCGATACCATACCCGTATAAATAGTTGCCTTTGAACGGTTTTTATCTCAGGGCAGAACAGCCACACCAGAGTAGCCGCCCACATAGCAAGGAGCCTGCGCATTGGTCTGGTGATGGGGAAGTGCATAAAATCAAGCCTCCGTGATCGGGATGGTGTTCTGCACCCAGCCAGCTTTGGCTACGGCATATCCGTTGATCGAGAACGTGCCGATGAGGTAGGCCACATCAACTTCCAGCTTCTCCGCCAAGTCGTTGACGCGCATCTTCTTGCCACCGAGGGCGGCTTCGATGTCGGCGCGGGTGATTTTCTTGACGGGTTTGACCTCGGGGGTTTTGATCTTCACCTCCTCGGGCAACTCGGTAACAGTGACGACGGGTGCCTTCGTGACGGTGTGAGCCGGAGGCTCGGGAGCCTTCACTGGGATGACCTCGGTAGGCTTCTCATCGTCGCCCCAGAAGGCGTCATCTTGGGCCGGGTTCGTGGCAGCCTCGACCACGTTTTCTGCCGCCTGCCGAAAGGACTCGACATCCACCTCAACAGTAGTCGTCTCCACGCTCCAACCGCTTCCCAACGTCCGCGCTTTTTCCCCACGTCCCAACACGATGTCAGCCAGCGACCCGTCTTTGCAGCCATGCACCAGCACGGCCTTGGGGCTGACGACACCACCGCGAGGACGCACCACACGGCTGCCGTGATCCACGGACTCACAGACGAGGTTGGTTCCTTCCATGTGGTAGTTCTGCGTGGACCACATGTCGCTGATGAGTTCGGTGTGCGACACGCCGATGTTGCGGATAGGCCAGCGAAGGTACACGTCGAACGGTTCACGCGGGTTCATCGTGTAAGGTTTGGCGAGATCGAGCAGCAGCGGCTTGATCCGTTCGTCCTTCTCCATGTTGGCGGGGTAGATGCCGGTGCCCATCATCATCTGATCGCCGTCCTTGTAGGCGATCTGTCCGTTCACGTTGAACGGCGTGTTGACGAGGACGCCACGGAACGGGGTGCCGCCGTAGCGGTAGTCCTCGAACAGGGCGACCGCCCAGCGCGGCTTCACCGGCAGCATGTCTAACTCCATCCACAAGAAGGGATCGGTGTTGCCCATCTTGGCGAGTGCAAAGACCACACTGGCGAAGTGTCGGTTGCAGGCGACAGGCGCTCCACCCTCGAAGTCCTGAGTCAGCGGGTAGGTTTCCGCGCCCAGACGCTCGGCATGCTCATAGGCGGTGTCCTTGGCGGCAGATGTGGGGAAGAAGATGACGGGATGCTCTTCCAACCCGCCGAGCTTGAGCAGGCATTCGGTGAGGTCGGGCAGCAGGTGCTTGTCGTGGGCGGATACGGGGATGGCGATTTTCATGGTTCAGGCGTTGAGGCGTTAAAGAGTTTGGCTGGGTACAAAGTAGTTAAGAAATAACCCAAAGAGCAAAAAGGGTTGTCTTGTTTGTCTATTCGGTTGACCCACCTTACTTCCAGGATGTCTTCCGGCATCAAGTTTTCGGGAGTGGATAGGGCTTGAGCAAAAGCGTCGAGAGTAGTTTTTTTCGGGTTCTCGTCTTTGCACAGATAGGTAAGATCCAGATATGTCCTCCCGACCTCAACGGCTTCACGCCTACCCACGCTCTGAGGCAAACGCAGAGTCCTGTTTTTTATGCACAGGTTGTGCAAGAAGCGGTTGAGAGGAGTGTCTTCGCTGACAGAATCCGCAAACACTTTTTCCGCCACGAGGGCATACTCCTCGCGATCTTTCTCAGTCTCCTCAGACAGATCAGGACCACCAGTCTGCACCCATTTCCAGTCTGATAGACCGGATCGGGTGAATTTCATAGGCTCTTTGGAAGTACTCATGGTGCGAGAACGTGTTGGGGGATTCGTAGATATTCTCCGTTGGCGAAGTTGTATCGGTTCGGGTTCGCGTCGGCCAACACTCCGGGGCGCGACTTGGACATGCCAATAGATAAAGGCTCGTCTTGCCCCTTCCTCCGAAATCTCAGCAACAATCTCGCCGACCCTTTCTCTTCCACCGTTTGGCGCATCTCAACAGAGAGAGCACTGCTAAAGATCACCACGTCCTCATAAGCCGCTGTCAGATACTCAGGGTTGACCACATACTTTGCCGCTTTCGGCAGAGCAGGCACCAAGCCGGTGATCTCCATGGCTGCGGCACACGCTGCCCCGGCAAGGAGTTTGAAGATGGAGCGACGGTTCATAGGCTGTAATTTTCAAGAGCTTGTTGTACGCGGAGAAACTGGGCCTGCCCCCCGTGATCCGCAAAGAAGGCGGGGCATCGTTCGACATTGGCGTCGTACACGGCGTCCTCGGCATCATCAATAGTGAGATTCTCCCTCTTCGCAACTTCTCTCACCAAAAGTTCAAAGCAGGGTGAAGCTCCACCGTTGTAGCGCCAGTTCCCCGGTGGCGTGGTGTGGATTTTCTTCTCCGTCTTGGGGCGGACTCCGCGCAGCACGGTGCCGTCTGGCAGCGTGACCACGCCGTCAGCGACATGGGAGGCGTTGGGGCGGACGTAGATGCAGTCGGGGAAGCCCAGATGAGTCTCTTGAATGAGGTTGTGTTTCAGCCCTTCGGCGATGGCGTTGGCACAGGACTGGTTGCCGATGAACAGGTCAGACCCTTTGATCAGCCGCGCCACCTCCAACATGTCTGTGGTGGGCTGGAACTCGACGTAGCCGTGGTGGCCGATGAAATCGCGCCACTCGTGATGCAGTCCGACGAAGAGCAGACGGTTGCGGAGATGAGCCACGATCTCTTTCCACGGGAACCGCTCGTTGCGATAGCGCCCGGTGCGGTTGATCACCACACGCCCTTTGGAGCGCGGCGACGGTTCGACGCCGTACAGCCACGGCTCGTCGGCGGTGAAGTTCTGCCCGATGCTGTGCGTCTTGATGAGGTGGTTGAGGTGCGCCCGCATGAGCGTCTCGCCTTTGGTGTAGTGACGTTCGCGGAAGCCCTCGCTCTTCCAGTCCACCGGGTCGCCCGGCTGGATGATCTGGATGTCCGCGATGTAGGGTTGCAGCTTCACCAGTGGTGCCAGCAGATCATACATGCGTTGCACGCCTTCCGGTCCTTTGGCCTTGGTCGAAGACGATGAACGCAGGCACAGGGTGTGTGGGCCGTCGGGGATCTGTTTGAGCAGACACAGCGCAAACACCACATCGCCAATGTCACCTGTAGAAGAAATTTTCATGTGTTGGGGGATATTTCTTATTTCGTCATAAAATCTCCCCACGGTCAAATGAAGTTCTTATGCCGTGGCTCCGGCCCCACTGGCTGCGGGTCAGCCCCTTTCCAGATAGCGTCCAAGGCGCGGTTCTGCGTGCCGAACACGCATTTCTGGCAATGCACCATCGGGTCGATCAGCGAACGCACAGGCTGCTCGTAGAGTTCATGAATGGTGTCCCAGCGTCCGATGACGTAGGCGCTGCCGCCCTGTGAACGGTTGGCTTGATCCAAAAGGGTTACGCTATCGCAGGGTGTCACGTCGCCGGAAGGCCATAACACGGGATGTGAATAACCAAGCAGACAACAGGTGTGGGGGGCTGGCGGCTTGTACTGCACCATGATGCGAGGGTCCACTTCCAACGCCAGTTGTTCCAACTCGATGCACCGTTCCGGGATCTTCTGAATCTCGTAGCAGTTCGGCAGCGCACGGATGTAGGTGAACGGTTTGGTGGAAAGCAACTCCTTCAATTTCTGCTTTATGAACGGGAGGCGGTCCTTGCCATAGGTCACGCGCTCCGCTTCATCGCCTGCGAGCAAAGGAGTTTGAAGGTCTTCGGGACGACTGACTTTTCCGTGCCGGTCGAGCGGATCTTTGTAGGAGTCGTGATACACCCAGCTTCCGCCAAGAGCAGTCAGTTCTGGATTGATGTCAGGCACTTCCACTTCCTCACCATGGTCCCACGCGCTGAGAGAGATGCGAATCCATGTCAACTTATCCAAGGTTTCAGGCCGAACGGTTCTCCAAGAGGTCCGGCCATCGGGATACTGCACCATGTTCTTGAGGCCGTTGCTGATCAGCCCGATTTGCAGACCTTTGCCATGCAGCGTGTCCACCAAGTCGTCGAAATCGTAGCCCTTTTCGCGGTCCTTCCACAATATGGGGTTCCCTCCCCCGCTCAGAATAACGGCTTTCAAACCCAATGGAATGAGCTGATCCACATATGTTTCCACCTGATGCAATGTCAGGGCGGCGTTGCCTCGGTTGGCAGTAGAACAGAAAGAACACTTGTGCTGGCAGGCGTCTCCCACAAAAATCCCGCTCACCTTGGGCACTCCTTTGCCTTGATGCAGCCCCTCGATGATGTCGCGGTGCCAAGGGATTTTGGATGAGGTGCTGGTGAACTCGTTGAGCAAATCCTTCATGGACTCAGGAGTCTCGTGATTACACGTCTCTGAGTCGCCGGGGATGGTGTCCAGTTCGGGCTTGTCGGCGATGGCGGAAGGGAGGGTGTTCATAGAGGTTTCCGTGCCCACATCTCCAACGAGAAGATACGGCGGTTAAGTTTTGGCACGATCTCGGCAACCGTGGGCGAGTGGTTCTCGTCTGAGTTGACAAGGAGATGGACGTGGTGTGAGGGGAAACCTGCGCGGACAAAATGTGCCCACATGGAATCCTCTGTGAAGATTTGAGCGTGCTGGTCAAACCACAAAGCTGCCTCGAACCACGTTGGGATAGGGTTCGGTGGATCTGTCACCTCGAACAAACGAGGCCAGTTCTCGTTGCGGTCCTCGTCGTGGACAGAACGGAAGTAGGTGGCGTCTGGCACGCTCACCAGTATCACGCCACCAGGGTTGAGCACTCGCAGCACTTCCTTCATCACCTTGACCGCTTCACGGCAGTCCATGTGCTCCAGAACATGGCTGCACAAACAGCCGTCAAACGAGTTGTCGGGAAAAGGGAGTGGCTGGCGCAGATCGTGCCGGACGAAGTTCGGCTCGTTGATCTCATGACCACCGCCCTCCCAGTTGTCGAGGTTGACCCAGATGTTGTCGATGGGTCTTGTTGACCCGGCTCCGAGGTTGAGAATTTTCATACTTTCAAGTCGTGTTCAGTTTGGTCGAGGATGCTGGAATAGTCCAGTCCGGTGATGGCGCTGGCCTCGTCAAAGTGGGCCTTCTGCTGCTCCAGGGTGAGCGGGCGCAGGTCAACGCCGGGGTTGGGGTAGGGCAGTTCTTGGGAGAACGTGATCAACCGGCGCGACTGTTTCTTGACGAAGAGGGTCAGCCCGTTGTCGGAGTGGAGGTCGAGTTGCTGCCAATCTGTAAGCCCTCCCAACCTGTCGGTCAGTCCGTCCACCAACATGCGGGGACCAACGCAGTTCTCCACGTCATCGAAGGCTATAAAGGAAGCGCCTCGGTTGATCGCCGTCTTCATCTCGAACAGCGCGGCCTCGTGGCTGTGCCAAGCGTCGATGTAGATAAAATCCACACGCTCCGGCCAGATGCTCAAGTTCTTGGTGTCACCGTCATGGAACTCCACCCAATCGCGGACACCGAGATGAGTCAGGTTCTCCTCGGCGTGTTGCTTCGGCGTCTTACCTTCAAGGATGTGTACGTGCTCCAATAACGACCAGTTGTCGAGGCAGTGGACGCGGCCTAGGTTGTTCTCTTGGCAGGCTTTCGCCATCCATGCGGCAGACAAGGCCCGGTAAGTGCCACAATCGACGATATGCTGCGGCTTCAGACAGCGGGTGAATCCGTGCAGCAGGCGCGGGCTGTCGTAATTCCAAGAGGCGTAAACCTTGTTGATTTCTTCGTAAAAACTCATGCTTTTGGTTGGTGTGAAATCCACATGTCTTTGGTGCATCCCGGCATCAACGCCTCGTAGGTGGCGATGTCCTCGGTGTTCTGTTCAGGCTCCATGGCTCGATAGTGGTGCGAGTAGTGGTCGATGTAGAGCGACCCGTCAGTCACCCGGATAAACTTTGGCTCGGCCCATGTTGGCGTCCATATCAGGCGCTCGTGCATCTTCACCTCCGGGTCGTAGCACAGGAAGGGGGTGTTCTTCAATAGCCTGAGTTGCCAGTCGTGCTCCGCGTGCCAGTTCTGGCAGGGGCGGTCCCACTCACCGGGAGCACCGAACCAGTGACGGCGGGACACGCAGATGGCGAGAGCTTGCTCTGCCTCGGCATGCCCGATTAAATGCCGCAGCTTCTCACGCTGGTTGACGTTGCCGCCAGCACCCGTTTGGTTGGAGACGTGCAGATCGGGGGTGAGTGTCTCGGGGAACTTGCCGGTGCCAGTGACGCCGAGGATGGGGGCAAGCGGCCACACCCGTTCATCCGCGTCCAAGATCATCACCCATTCGCAGGACGAATACCCGATGCAGCGGGTTCGTAATGCTCCGAAGCCCTGGCTCAGGGTATCGTGGATGAGCTTGTGACCGGACGCCTCTGCAATGGCAATCGTCTCAGGGTCAGCCGGGGTGCCGTCCATGGGAGAGGATACGAGCACGATCTCGTCGAACATTCGCTCGGCGGTTTCGATAAAGCCGGGCAGAGCATGGCGCTCGTTGTGGAAATGACAGACTGCGGAGATTCTCATACTCGCGTAAATTGGATAAACCCGCAGGACTTCGGCACCTCAGAGGAGGCAGGTTTGAGTCCGGGGTAGTGCCATGAACCGGTGATGCACCCTTCGTCTAAGGAGACACTCTCCCTGAACAAATCCATCCACATGTCCAGCGGCCATGCGTTGCAGTGTGACGGGTCGGAGTTGTCCTCGTCGCGGAGGTAGGGACCGTCGGGATGGTGAGTCAGCGGGACGATGGCGAGTAGGTGCTTCCGGGTGGAGGCGAGCAGTTGTTTGAGCAGAGGACGAAGTTGATCGAGCAGGATGTGCTCTGCCACATCCTTCAGGATGATGTGATCAAACCGTTCATCGGGCATCACGTTGGACACATAACCCTTCACCCCTTCGTCGCAGTTCTGGATGGCCCACTCGCTGCTGTCGTATCCGAAAGCGTTCACCCCGCGCATGCGTAACGCCTTGACGAGGTAGCCTCGGGCGCACCCAAAATCGAGAACCGTGTCGCCGTCCTTAATGTGCAGGACGCGCTTGAGCCAGTCCGCCATGGGGAGCGTGAGATCGGGCTTCCAACTGTAATCGACGTAGTTTGATTTGCCGGATGTCGGGCCGGTCAGGTAGTACTCGGCGTCGTAAAATTCAGATTCCATGGGTGCGGCGTTCTTCGTGTTTGATAGGGTGAATGTCAATGGAAACTTTGATCAGCCCAGCCCTGATTGGCGCTGAGTGAGGCGGTGATCAGGTCCGAGTATTTGCCCCGTCCCTTCGTGTCGGTCACGGCTGCCACCAGATGAGCGTGACGGACGGACATGGGGTTCTTGGGCGCGTTCGACGGCAACGCGGTTCGGCGGGCAGCCTTGACCAGCGAAGTCAGCCCATGACGGCGACGGGCGATCTCGATGCAGCCGAAGAAGGCGTCGGCGCGGTCGGGGCTTCTGCCGTTGGTCCGCTGCTTCATCACCTTCTTGGACTCCACCTCAACTTTCTCCCGGTCCACGAGCTTGTACATTCTCGCACACATCTGGATGCACGTCTCTGGGTCGAGGCCACGAATCTGTCCGGCCTTGATGAAGTCTTTGCCGACGTACCACAGCTCGGACACCCGGTTGGCGAACCTGTCCTTGCCGGTGCGCGAGTTGGTGGTGCCCACGGTCTTGTCTGACGGCGCTCCCGCGAAGCTCACCATCTGGAAGCCCCGGCCCATCTTGATCGCCATGAGCGAGGCGAACGGATCACCGGCCCCTGTGGAGTCGGAGCCTCGGTCTTCCACTTTGACGCCGCGCTTGGCGCACTCGGCATCGTAGAGATTCACCAACTGCTGATTGCGGTCCACCGTCTTGTTACTGGCATCGACCAAGGCCATGAGGTTGATCGTCTCAACCAGTTCAATACCTTTGACGGTGCGCTGGTGGATGGCTGAGTAGTAGTCGCCCACCCGACAAAAACAGGCGTCCGCTTCGTCTCCACCATGGCTGAAGGCCGGGTCGAGGAAAGCAATTGGGGTGGGCGGGGTGAGCCATGTGCTGACTCTGTGCTGGCTGCCGCTGCTGGTGATCTCGACTTCCGTGTAGATGGCATTGGCGTCTCCATCGGGGGAGAGGAAGCCGCGCACCATGCGGTAGTACTCCGGCGACTTCGGGCCAAGGTCTCGACGCAGATCCGTGACGGTGCGCAGGCTGAGAATGCCCTTCCACACCTCCCGACCGGCGAGCACGTTGGGAGACTTCTCCCCGTCAAATCGAATGCAGTAGCCACGTTTGGTCTTCCACCCGTCGAAGGTTTCGTCGATGGAGTTCCACCCTTCCTCCGGCTCCATGAACACGCCGAGCGGGTCAAACGGCGAAGTGGGGTTGCCAATGCCGATGAACTGCAAGTACTCATTGGACTGCAAGTTGGTGATGGCGGTGTTGTAAAGACTGTGGGTGAGCAACGGCAGTTCGTCCGCGATGAAGATCACACAACGGTTCTTGAAACCGATCTTGGTCGAGGCGTCCTTGTCCTGTCCCTTGCCGCCAGCAACGAGAGTGATGCCTGCGAGCTGGTTCTGCTTGCCATCAGAATTGACGCGCACGATCTTGCCGAGGGAGGACACCAGCTTGGCCTGCATGTACTGCTCGCCGCCGAAGAACCGGCAAATCTCCGCCCAGTAGCCCTCGACGACGCCCCAGATACGACCGCGAGACTCGTCCAACGATGTCGAGGTAATGAACACCTTCACATACTCAGGAGATGCCACAGGGCAGTCGGGAAAACGTGCGCCGATGAGGAAGCGCCCAATGGCGTAGAGGGCGAAAAATTCAGACTTGGAGCAACTGGCGTGCCCCGCGACGGCGAGGAAGTTGTTGGAGTAGGCTTCTTCCAACATCCGCATGGCGTACGGGTTCCACTCGAAGCGGTAGCGGGGGTTGGTCTCGGGACGATCCAGCATCAACGAGATGAACCTGCGGAAGTGCCACGTCCACGGGTTGAGCTGGCTGCCCGGCAGATTAACGAAATGCTCGTAGTTGCCCAAGATAAACTTTTCGAGATCCACCTCCTGCAACAGCTCATACCCGGCGCTCGTCTTGGGCACGCCGGGGAGACGTTTCCACCACCGCCCATAGCGAGCGATGTGGGTGCGTTCCATCTGCTGGGGAGAGGGTTGGGGCATCAGTCTGTTCGTGGTTTCTTCAGTTGGCCTGCGCATTCGGCATACCCGATGATGTCAACCAGGGTGTCTCGCTTCGTACTCGTCTTGGCTCGGCTGACTTTCAACAGAATCATCATCTGCGCCACGTCCCACGGGGAGATGTGCGACCCTGTGTAGGCGCTCCACAGTTTCGCGATGCGAGCGAAAGAGTCGTTCACGTCGCCGTAGTCGGCTGCACGGTCTCCAGCCACAATGGCTGCGGCCTCTTCGGCGAGGGATTGAGGGGCTTTGGGGTCTGTGTCGGGGGATACTACACGGTAAGGCCCGCGCAGGTGCAGGGTTTCGTCGTCGGTTTCGACGTTCGGCACGGCGTACCAAGAGTTGAACTGCTCTGCATGTAGGTGTGCCCCAATCAGCAGACTGGGTCGCCACTCGTGGGGGCACCCTTCGAGATCGTTTTTCGCATCCCAGACCAACGTGTCCTGTGGCACTGGGTCTGGCACGTCTTTCCCGAGCATCACTGTGTAACCTTCCGGCGCTTCTGGTTTGTTGTCGTCTTTCATGGTGTCTGTGTGGTTAAATTTCATCCCCAAAAATCTTCTTCGTTAAAACTCATCCCCAAAACTGCGCTTCGTTGAAGGTCGCAGCATGCTTTGGCGAACTCCGCCGCAATTTGGGGAACGATTGCATTGCCGTAACCGCGCAGGCGCACCACTCGGGCGGGAATTTCATGAGCCAACGGGAAAAATGCGGGTTCAGTTGGGATGCGGCGGCTTTTTCCGTCTCTACAGTGAATGCTGCTACTCTCGAAAGCATGTCGTTCCTTTCCTTCCCATCTTTCCTCCATCGGCTGTTCTCCAGATTGCCAGTGTCTCTGTAGTCCCTGGCTGCCGGAGTTGGCCACCCAGTAGAGTCTCCGTCTGATATGCGGTGCGCCGACGCTGTGTGCGCCCAATACGGCAGACCCGCAGGTGTAACCTTCTTCACCCAAGTCTGTCGATATTCCATCGAGCCAACCTTTGCCAATCGCGCTTGCAACCTGCTCCCCAAAGACATATTCAGGGCGGCATTCCTTGATGAGATTGAAGAACACGGGCCAGAGGTGTCGCTCGTCTGCTTGAGCAAGTCCCCTTCCTGCTGTTGAAAATGGCTGGCAAGGGCAGCTTCCGGTCCACACAGGACGATCTGAGGGCCATCCTGCAAGTTGCAAAGCAAGGCTCCATCCTCCGATTCCGGCGAAGAAATGGCACTGCGTGTATCCGGCGAGATCGCTTGGGCGCACGTCTGTAATTGATCTTTCGTCAACAACTCCATGCGGGATAAGGCGTTGCTTGATAAGTTCTCGCAGCCATGCGGCGGTTTTTTTGTCATGTTCATTGTAGTAATTCATCCCCAAAAATCCTCCTCGTTAAACTCTGGTTCCTCCACTGGCACAAACTTCAAGGGTTTGCCTTTGCGGTCGCCTTCAAGCAACATCAGGGCGGTGAGTAGCCGCTGCTCCGTGTTGCGCTTTTCTTCTAGCACCTCGGCCACGACATCGTCCACGGTGTCGGGCACCATCAAACGATAAACTGTGACTACGTCTTTCTGTCCCCGCCGATGGAGACGTGCGATGGTCTGCTCATAGCACTCACGCGAGTAAGTAAGGGACATCCACACCATGGTCTGTGAACCGGTTTGGAGATTTAGACCGTGGCCCATGGACATCGGGTGCCCGACCAACATTGAGATCTCTTTGCGGTTCCATTGCGAGATCATTTGCATCTGCAATGCTGGTGTTTTTGCATCGGCAAAAAAGCGAGCCTGCGGAAACTTGCGACGGATACGGTCTTGCTCGTGTTTGAAATCACAGATCACCAGCAGCGGCCCTTTGGTTTGCTTTGCGATCTTGGCTAGGGCGGCGGTCTTGCAGTCGTGAACCTCGTGGACTTTTTTCTCGCCGTCGTAGATGGCACCGGAGGTGAACTGCAACAGCTTGCGCACGAGCACAGCGGCGTTGGCTGCGGTGATTTGCACTTCCGACCGAAGTTCGAGGATCAGTTCTTTCTTGAACTCCTCGTACTGCTCCAAGACGTGTTCCGGCAACTTAACCTCCACGTCCTCGATGTGGCAGTCCGGCAAGTCTTTGAGCCAGTCGGACGTACGCAGGGTGAGAGTGATGTCGGCAATGCGCTGGTCGATGCGTTCGGCTGCCCCAGGTATCGGTTCCCAGTTGTATTGCTGGTAATCGGTGGCGGCGAAGTAGGTTTTCTTGAAGTGGTCATAGCTGCGACCAAGGCGTTGCCCGTCGTCGAGCAGGCGCACTTGGGCGAACAGATCGAGGAGGCTGTTGGGCGCTGGAGTTCCAGTCATCGCGATCCGGTGCTTCACTTGCGGTAGCTCGCGACGAAGCAAGTTGATTCGTTTGCTGGCAGGGTTCTTGGCTTTGGTGCTCTCGTCGTACACGATCATCTGGTAAGGCACTGTGCCGCCGCGCTTCTCTACCAGCTTCACCAACATCGGGATGGCCTCGTAGTTCACAACATACACATCAGCCTGACCGGCGATGAAGGCGCGACGACCTAGCGGCGTGCGAAGATTGGCGACTTTGAGGTGCTGGAATTGTTCCCATTGCTGCACCTCCATCGGCCACGTCAAATTACACACTCGCACCGGGGCGACGACCAGCATGGCCTCGACCTCTAGGTTTTGCTGCAACTGACAAAAGGCGGACAGGATACTAGAAGACTTACCTATTCCCATGCCTACGAGGGCAAACACGACATCTTGGTTGACGATCTTGTCGATCATCAGTTTTTGAGGCGGTTCGGGTGTAAAATTCACGCCCTCCACCCCTCCACCGTGCGATACTCAATAGGACGACCGGCAAGCTGCGCTGCACGAACACCAAACTCCATGCCGCGACTGATGCCGCAGTCGGTGTACACGACGGTCTTGTCCGCTTTCCACGCCAGTCCTGCCGCGATGCCCATGGCACGGTCGGTCGGGTCTTCGTCGTCAAGGACTTGGGTGTAGAGCAGGTGGCTCACCATCGGCGCTTCGCCGCGCAACAGCGAGTCGCGCATGGCGGCACGGGCGTAGCGGATATTGCGTTGCAGGTTGCCTGCGTAGGGCGATTCGAGGATTACGGTGGTCATGTCAGAAAGGGTCTCCTTCATTATCTGCTGCGTGCTGTCGTGCGCCGATCTTCGCATCAACGAACCGTTGCCGACGTTCCGCGTGCTCTTTCTCCACGTTCTCCGTGCATGTGAGCACCTGGATGTTGTCCTCCTCGTAGCCACGGGTGCTGTCCTTGCGGTCGATGTGCAGACAGAATCGCTCCTTACCCTTCTCGTCCATGTAGCAGGTCGGCAGGATGGCGGCTTTGAACTGATCGAAGGTCAAGGTGAAGGCGATCTTGCGCTTGCGAGCGGATGCCCGGAGGTTGTCGAAGGCACAGTGAACGGGGTTGTTCAAACGCCATTGCTGCTTGGCGTGGGAACCGCAGAGCTGCGTGGAGGTAGGATGGTCGGACAGGTTGCGCGGCACACCTTTGCACCGGCTGACGGGGCAGCGACCAGGGATTTTGATTTTGCGCAGTTTCATCCCCAGAACCCCCTAGGGCTTATCAAGCCATCCACGAAGTCTTTGCCGTCCGACACGTTGTCGCACCAGCCTGTGTTGGCACCCACCTTCGCCAGCAGTTCCATTTCTGCTTCCTGTGCCTTGGTCGGCTTGCACCCACCGCGCTTGATCTCCAAAAAGCCGACCACCCCGCCCGGCGCAATGATCAGACGGTCAGGCACCGAACGGTTGTTGGGTGAGACGAACTTGCGGACGTAGCAGCCTTTCAACTTGGCGTAGTCGCAGATTTTTTTCTCGATCTCCTTTTCGAGGGGTGGGGGTTTCATAAGTCGTGGTCTCCATAAATTACCCAATGGATGGTCAGAAGAACCAATCCAGAGAAGACGAGGATGAAAGGAAGGTGCTCACTCATTTCCTTCTCCTCTTTTTGATTTTGTTGGCGTGATATTGCATCCGGCATGGCGGGCACATTAGAAAGTCGGCTTCGTCTGTGTGCAACTTGAATGTTCTGCCGCACCGACAAATGCGACCTCGGGTGTGTGGTGTTTCGGACATGGTGGTTACTTGGTGTAGTAGGGTTGAACTTTACCATCGGCTGCCACGGGCAGACCTTTCGTCCACTCAGGCACATTGGTCATGTGTCCAACCAATTCTTCGATGGACTGGCTTTCACGAGTGTAGGTGAGAATCTGGTCATGGATCAGCGAGCACACCTCGTAGCCCGCTGCCTCTGATTTGATGATGCCGTTGTTGAGCAGGTCAGCGCCGACCCCTTCGCAGAAATTCTGGAGCAAAAGACCTCCGTATAGACCGCATCGACCCCAGATAGTTTTGCCGCGAATCTGCCCCCAGTAGGTGAGAGATTGACGAGTTTTGATCTTGCCGCTTTCCCACGTCTCAATCTCTCCGGTCTTCTTGTTCCGACTGACGGTCTCCTCAATTTTGGGATCGCGGTAGGCGAGACGACGACCTGACGGCAGTTTGGCGAACAGATACTTGGTTCCCGCCGTTACCGCGCAAAAGAACTCGACTTTGCCCGCCTGATGGCGGGAACCAAAATTACTCACGGCGGCTTTGGCCGCACGATCATAGGCGTGCCAGACTTTGACGATGTTCGGATTAGCTTCTCGCCATTGCTCGACCACCTCCTCCAACTCTTCCTCCTTCACCCCCATGTCGAGAGCACCCATGTCTTTGAGAGCTTCCACTCCGCCCTGGTATTGAAGTGCCAAACTTGCGACCTTACCCTTCTGTCGGTCTGGGTGATGTTTGCCGTGCTCTTTGGCGTAGTCTAGCATCTCCTGCAAAGGCATCCCAGACATGCGGCATGCGGTCGCCTCGTAAATCTTGCCGTGAGTGCGGAACACTTCAAGCGTCCACTCCTCGTTCGCCAACCATGCCGCGATACGGGCTTCGATACTGCTGAAGTCCACGTCGAAGATCGGCCCAGCTTCGTCGTGAATGAAGTGACGGATGCACGAGCCGATGACCTCCAGCAGAGGTCCGTAGAATATTTCGATGTGTGCCTCGCTCGCTCCCGCCATGATGTCGGCGTAGGCGGCGTCGGTGTTTTTGATCGTGGGGCGTTTGAAGTTCTGCGGCTGAACCAGTCTGCCGGATGCACGACCCGGACCTGCGCCGTAGAATTGAATGGTGCCGCGCACCCGGCTGTCAGCACACGCACACTCGATCATTGCTTTCACCTTCTTGATGCTGGCAAAGCTGAGAGACTTTTTGATGGTGAGCACGCGACCAACCGTCGTGGTGGGGTCAAAGGCTTCATCCTCCAACTGTTCGTCCAGTGTGTCGGCGCGGAGGTTGTCGCCCTCATACCCGTGCTCCTTGAGCCACTTCAACAGCACGTCACGTTGGGTCGGGTTGAAGCCGGTGAGTTCACGGAACTCCTCGGTCATGCGAGCCTCGTTGGCTTCGATCAGCGTTTGAGCGTGACGCAGGGCGGGCAGGTTGACCGGCAGACCACGGGAGTTGATGGCGAGGTCAGCCTGGAACGCTGCCAGCGTGTTGCCGGTCAGCTCGAAGTGCTTGAGAGTTTTGTGGATTCCCTGCTCCGCACGAACGTCTTGGATACAGTAATTGCAGAATGCAATAAAGTCGTCCTGTCGGTCAATGGGTTGAATGAACTTGCCGGAGGCTTTCTGCGGGATGGAGAACTTGCGGATCAGTGCTTTGCCTTTGCTGTCCTTCTGTTGCAGCAAGCCCAGCGTCTCGGCAGCTTTCTCCAGGGATGGCGGGATGGCAGCGCGGCGGGACATGGCGGCGGTGCAGCGCCAGCGGCGGTAGTCGATCTTGAACCAACGGTTGTTCGGGCAGTGGTTGGTGATCGCCTGCTCGAAGTAGGCGTTATGCGCGTACACCGGAGCATCGTTGCGGTTCATCTCGGCAATCAGTTCGTCCACCCCTGGCGACGACCGGCACACGGACATGTCGTCGAACTCGAACTTGGGATTCACCCACAGCAGCGGACCCTCGCCGTCGCGAGCTATGGCTGCGCACAGGATCTCAGTGGACGGGTCTTCCGCGTACCGAAAAGCGCCTGTGCGCTTGATGTCCGCCGTTGAGCGTGTCTCGAAATCCAGATGAAAATTCATAGTGCGGAAAAAGGTGCCAGCGCCAAGGATACCAAGCAGGCTGGCGGCTACTCCAATAGAAGGGTAAAGAGAAAACCCTCGGTTGCGACTCTCTTGGCTTATCGGATTGGTGACTCAAGTAGGACTCGAACCTACGGTCTAGGGTTTTACGGATTGCTCCGCGTGTATGAGCCTAGCTTGGAATGCACTCCAATGCGTGCCGCCTTCCACGCTTTTGAGTCGAATTGGTCAGCAACCCCACCGTTTACGCGCAGCCTTGCCGCGTTCGCCGGTCCACCCGCTGGAGCGAGCGCAGAAGCTAGCCTTTCGGCCTTTGTCCGCGTCGGTCTTGGGGCTTGGTGCTGGCGGCTTCAGGTTGGAGCCGGTAGCCGCGTTGTATTTTGCACGACCCTTGGCGGTGAGTCCTGCACCTTTGGACACAGGCAGCTTTTCGCCTCGTCCGACACTGAGATTTGGTTTCTTGTCTGGCATGATGTTTGGGTGTTGGCGAGCTACCACATTGTCAGCAGGTTGCTCAGTCTCCGTTCGGAAGGTGGAGTCTTTAGTTCTTGGATTGGGTACCAAGCGATCAAGACGATATAGCCACCTCCAAAATTCTTCACATGTCGTCGATGCTAAGATCGGCGGCAGGTTTCTTCGCAGCCGGTTTGGTGGCTGGCGCGGGTGCGCTCTCGGACTCGTCGTCCAGATCAATACCGGCAAACTCGGACTCGGCGTCCACCGGGGCAGCGCCGAAGGGTTCGCCGTCAGCATGGAAGATGACCACACGCAGCTCGGCGTTGATGCGCTTGCCGAACTTGTTGTCCATGGCCCAGAGGCGCACAGAAGCGTGGACGTAGCAACCAGCGTAGGGCTTGCCGTCCTCGGGAGACAGAGGCTCGAACGCCTTGTTGACCACACGAGGTTTGCGGTCCTGCTTGGAACTGGCGGAGAGGAACATGACGTTGTCGCCATAGCCGTCGCTGCCGTCGCGCTCGGAACCGTCGCGAAGGCAAGGTTTGATACCGCCCGGAGGCTTGCCTTTCCACTTTTCTTTCTTGAGGGCGTCGATGCGGGCCTCGACAGCTTTGATGGTTTCAGCGTTGGTCTTCTTGTCGAGGATGAAGTTGGCGCTGTAAAACGGATCGCCGCCTTCGTCGCCAAAAGGGGCAGGTTTGAAGATTTTCGGGTAGGACAGTCTGACGTTTTTCAGCAGAACGATGTTCGGATCGGCGGTGTTGGCTTGGCTCATGTTCGTGGTCTCGGTTTGTGTGTGTGTGTGTTTCTCGGGTCGCCGCGTTGTGCGGTAGAGGCTGAATATCCACAGAGGATTCTGCGGGTCAACCCCAAAAGTTTGTTTCGTCAAAATCTTCGTCGTCGGTCAACTCCACGCCGTAGCGTTCGTCAGACCCAACTTCGCAAGATTCCCCACATCCCACACCGAAATCAAAACGCTCGTCGTAGGGGATGTGGTGCTTGTCTGTAAATTCCTCGAAAGGTTGCTTTGCGGCTTCGAGCAAATCCGACGTGTCGAGGTGGCGTCTGAAAAACAAACGGCGACCATCGGGGGAAGCTGTCGCAGCGGTGACTTTGAAATTGCCAAACTCTTTCTCCATTCGGGCAGGGAACTCCAAGAACTCGGGGTTGTTCTTGGCTACTGTCAGCAACTTGCGGTACGACTTTTTCCAACACCACGTACAGTTGCCTAGATGCTCAGGAATGGTTAGGTCGAATCCTCTGGACCTGACGTGAGCAATCACCTTCTCTTTAGTGTAGCCCAAGTCCACAAGGGGGTATATAAACCCCGCCTCGGCGGCTCTGGCCGACACGCGATGAGCCTCGTCTGCACGGATACCAATAGCCGTTTTGTGAGACTTCCCCCCCCATCCGATTTGACGCAGGTAACTGGTCATCACGTTCTCTTTTAGCCGGGCGGTGCATTGAGGGCTGCCCATGTTTGGGATGCCGTATTTTGCTATGCAGTCACGAAAAGGTCTGCCGTCTCTGCTGGCCGTTTCATAATTCACAACTCTGTGTCGAACGCCTTTCCCCTTCTCCATATCTACCTCCGCTTCAAGCCACACCGTTCCAAACCCTAGACGAGTATCACACTCCCGTACAAAGTCCAAGGTGCTTGGATGCTCCTGTCCAGTGTTGGCAAACAACACCACTATTTGGTGGGTGCTACCAAACTCTTCGAGCACCAACTCCGTCATCACGGAACTGGTACGCCCACCTGAGAAAGATATGGATATGCGGGGCTTCAAGCTGGTAAACACGCGGGAGGAGATTTCCGCTTCCAATTTGCGCAAAGGGTTCACGACTCCTCCCCCAAATCTACTCCAGCGAAGTCGCCGGTCAGGTCGCTCTGATACGTCTTGCGTGGGTCGCTTTCAGGCACGGCCACCGGGGAGCCGGGCGGCTTGATGATCAGGCGTTGAAGCTCGATCATCTTCGCGCCTTTCATCTTGTCGGTGAGTTTCTCGGCCACGGATGGCGTGATCACGTCAGACGGCGGATAAACTTCGTCGTGTGGAAGGTTCAGGCTGAGAAGCAGTTTCCCGGCAGCGACGGGGTCGGTCCAGCGACGGTGTCCACCACGGGATAGCACCAGCTTGACGCCGGGCAGACCTTTGCCGGAGATCAGACGGGCACTGACGAACTTCTCGATCTCTTTGAGCCAGTCCAGCAGCTTGTCGCGATTGATGAAGACCTGCGCCAGCCGTTCGTCGGTGATGGTGGACGCTGCTGGAAGCGCGTTGCCCTCCAGCACCTCCAGCACTTCGCTCTTGAAGTCCTCCAGCATGGCGTTGTTGTAGGTCTCGCAGATGGCGGCTCCACGGCACCACTTGCAGATCTTCGGACCGCATTTGAACACGCCGGGATCTCCGCGCAAGATGGCTGCGGCTTTGGGCGTGATCCGTTCGTCGGTGAACTTTTTGAGTTCGCCCCAGTTGGTTGTCCAGGTGACGTGGTCTTGCTCCAGCCGTGGCTGGAAGATGGTCATCGTGACGGGGTAAGAGTCGGCAGGCAGGTCCATCCAGAACCCGTCGAACATGGACTCGATCAAACTGCGGGCGTAGATCGCCATCTGGAGGTTGTTCTCACTCTCCACTGGATCGTAGCCGTACTTGTAGTCAACGAGGTGAGCGCCGTTCTTGGTGAGC